AAATAAGTTAGCCCCAAAGACTTTGATAAGGGTTCGACATCTTATCTCCATACAGAGGGGCTTATTTTGTTAGTTGCCTGTATTGTCGAACCGGCAATTATATAATACAAAGATATTGCATAGTTTATTTATATGCAAGTTTATTTATATGTTTAAGAACATATTTTACATGGCCAGCACGATTGGTATATATTTAATAGCTTTGTCGGCTAAACTTGGGTTAGTCTCTAATTTGGTAACCTCGTTCAACCGAGCGAATGAGCCAAAATACTTTATTGCTGCATCATTATATGCTAAAGCTGCATCGGATTCCTCGGCAAACGCACCAATCCATACAGGGTCGCCTTCAACTTTTATAACCGAGCTATAATTTCTATTTCTTTTTATGTAACAAACCCCTTTATAAATAGATGAACAATTATTCCTCTTTCTCCTATTCATACAATTTTGAACGTTTTTACACTCCCGTAGGTTCGATTTATAATTATGTAATCCATTTCCGTTTTTATGGTCTATATCCAAAGCGCCTAAATTTCCATTAATTATAAATCTATGCATTTTAACATTCCTACTTCCATTGCTATCTATTATTCTTGTTTCGGCATACCATGTGCCTTTGCCCTTTATTGCATTCCATTTCCATTGATTTAAATAATCAAAAACATCTTCATCTACAATAGCAAACTTTCCTTGCGTTAATTGGATTTGCTTAGTATTTGGAATTAAATTCTCTGGATACTCTGGGAAGTTCAGTCTTTTGTTCAGTCCAAGTTCTTTAACTTTTCCATCGTATATCATAGCCAATAATAATGGATTCGTATTCGAGCCAATCCACACCTTTATTCCTTTATCTATTAAGGTACATTGATAACTATTTTTACCATGGCGACATATTCCGTAATACTCTGTCAATTTCTTCTTATTTCTCATACTACATAAAACAATAAACCCCCAAATATGGCTGACAGACCATAGATAGGAGCTTATTAAAAGTCGTTATTAATCACGCTGTCAGTCGTGAAGTGCAAATATAATAAATTATTTTGGATTATGCAAATAATAATTTTATATTTTTAGTTGCCAACGACATTGTTGACGGTTCAAATATAAATATTATGGTGGTGGGGTACTAATGAATTTAAAGACCTCTTTCTTTCTTAATTTTCAATGCTTTACTTAAATCAGATGCGTAGTATTCTTTCTCCTTAAACCCCTTTCGCTTACGTGGATCGGGTATTATTCCTAAGTCTTTCAGCTCATGGAAACGATTTAATGTGACTCCCATAAATCTTGCCGCTTCTTCCCTTCCCATAGTAGTCGGACGATGAATCAGAATTGATATTTGCTCCAATTCATCGTCCGACAAATCCTCACACTCGTTATTTTCGAGCATTTTGAGGATAGTTGCGACTAATTTATTTAGGTTTCCCATGGCATATTTTAAATTATTATTACGTCACATTCTCCGTACATTTCTTTATGATTAAATTCGATAGCTTTTAACTCTTCATCGAATATCATAGCATCCTCGATAGATGTAGTCCAAGTACGACCAGTTTTGTCATTACACTTAAAGAACAGTTCCATTGGGTCAAATTTTCTTATAACCCAATAAGGACGTTCTATTTCTAATGAATTTGCCATTGCTAAATTTCCATCTATCATAACTCTACTTTTTTACTCAGTAAATAACCATTCTCAATAAGTATTTCACCCTCTTTTAAATTTTCTACAACGAAGTCCCCTGTAGTTGTTGTAATCAACTGCAAATCATACTTTTTCTGCATGTCAATTAAAATATCACGAGTCTTTAAATCGATTGGTGCGTCAAAAAACATGTATCGCAGTCCCTCTTGTCCTTTTTTACGTTTCTCTTCAAGCAAATAGATCTGAAGTAATACAGCCAATACATTCCTTTGTGTATGTGAGTATGCAGAGATAATGCGGGCTTCTTTCTTCTCGTTATGGAATAGTACCGTATCATGCTCTCCGTTGTAAGTTGTACGAATTTCATTACTTTCATCCGAGTCATCTCCAAGTAATGACATTTTTAATCCTTGTACTCCCAAATCAATAGTCGTAAATACTTTTCTGTAACGGTTAAAAATTTCTTTTACCTTGTTATCCGCTTCTTGATGTTCAAAGAAAATACTCCAACGTTCAGCAATGCGATTAGATGCCTTTGCAGACTCAATACGAGACTTATAATCTTCTTCTTTAGGTTCTACCACTTTAGATTTTTTATCCATGAGAATAGCCCCAGCAGTGCGTAAATCAGAAATACCAGTAAATGCGCTATCAACTTCAGGAGTATAGTTACCAACACGAATAAATTTGTTATTCTCATCTTTTTCAATCTTAGTTATTACGGAAGGTATGAATTCTTTTCTGTCAGATATTGCGGGAAGTGCATCGTACTGCTCTTTTATTCCAGTAAAATTATTTGCAATCAAAAAATCTGCGCTAACACGTATCTCATACCTTAGGTCGTATTCTTTTTGAATCTTAGCATTAAACTCATCAACCTCTTTTTGAGCCTTTGCATCCGCCAACTCTTTTTGAGTTTCCAGCGTTGCGTTATAATTTGCGATTACCGAATTATATTGTGATGCTCTAATGCTAAGTTCGCTAATTTCCTTGTCAATTGACTGAATCTCCTCATAGTACTTTTTAGTTGCTGACCGTTGCTCCTCTTCGATAAGGGATACGTTAATGTATTCTGGGATATTGGTCTCTTTCCATCCTTCCTGTTCTAATCGGGTCTTGAATGCATTTAGTTCGGTTACCTTGTTGTAGATACGTGAACGCTCCATTTTTGCTTGTTCAAGATCATAGAGAATCGATCCAACATATAGGGGCGACTTCTTATCAAATACAACTCCGCAATCTTTTAGTTTGTCCTTGTAGACACTTGTCATCCAATTAAATTGTACTTTTGGATTTTCAGATAAAAATTCATCTGAATTAAAAGTAAGTTCAGTCTTAAGAAAATCACGCAAAGATGAAGCGGTAAATTTTGTACCATTGATAATAGGATTGTCGGCTTTCTTACCGTCCTTATCTTTAATAAATACTACCGATGATAACTTTCCATTTTCGTATCTTGTACGAAGGAACACAGGGCTATCTCCGAAGCTAATCTGCTCTTCTATGTCCAGCCCATCATACTTCTTCATGTCAAGTGACACTTCACGTTCAGAGCCTCCAGATAAGCCGACAGCTATTGCGTTGCCAAGCGATGTCTTACCACTGCCTACGTTTGCCTTTACCTGAATTAACTGGTTAGCATCTTGCGTAAATACTACTTCTTGCGCTTCTAATAGTCCAAACTTTGAGTTAAGGACTAATGAGAGAATTTTTGGTGAGTTTGATTTGGCTTCCATTTTTACTTACTTTTTAATACATTTTTAATTTTTTCAATTACTGATTCGCACTCGGATTTGGTTTTAAACGTCCTACCTTCATCATAGGTCTTTTTGTGATACCTTGAGGCGTATATAATTTCAACCACACAAAGCTCATTTAAAAATATGGATAACTCAAAACATCTATCTCCTTCTTTTGGCACCCATCTCAACTCCTTAAACGTATCATTCTTAAAATCATATTCAAAACCTAAAGCGTTTACTTCGGATTGGAATTGGGGTGGGGTGAGGATAGCTATGTCTGCATATTTGGTAAATTTAATGTAAGACTTTTGCTTTATTTTATACCCATCCCACTCAAATCTTATCCATTCATTCTTTTCAGAAAATGCATCACCACATACCTGCCCAACAATGCAATAAGCCGACCCAATTTTCACACAATCCCCAACCTTTGGATCGACTTTTAAATCTTCAATTTGCAATGTTTCAGCATTCCATTTTTTGCTGACTTTGGATAAGGCATCGAATAAGAGTTGTTTTTCCTTTTTAGTTGCCATTCTACATGATTCTACCGATTCTCCATAATACCCGCCATACGACACCTCTTTATCAATAGAATAATAAATTAAGGCATGGGTATTAAAAGATTCGCTACCTATGTGTGATTTATAAATAATTATTCTTCCATCCTCGAAAATTACATCTCCGTCCTTAAATTTACAGGACGGTATAAACTCCGTCACAATTTTATTTCCAATTTGCTCAATGGATATACTCGTACATCCTTCTGGAATTTTGTAAGTATTTTTCATTTGTATTTTTCGTTTAGTGCGATTAAAGTTTTCCAAGTAGGATTATAAGTCCTGTTAATAATTTGTGAGCAGGTTGTGATATTTATACCTGTCTTTTTGTTCAGTTGATATGGGGTCTGTGGTAGACCTTCGATTTGCTTCAATACTAATTCAATAGTTTGTTCTAATAAATTCATTTCTTTTTAAGTATTATTGTTGTTTTGTTTATCCTTATCGGAATTTTTCCGATGTCTGTTTTATGTATTAAATCTAAATCAATCTCTCCTTGTATAGAGAGATTGACTTTTTGAATGCGGCTTGATCCGGTTGCCGTATGTTTGTCGTAATAGTTTGGCATGGTTAGGGTATTGAAATATCGTTAGCTATATCCCTACAAGTCATTGGACGTAATCTGCCTTTTTTATCCCTCACTACTCCTGTCTTAATTCTTTCTTTTTCTAATTCTGCGACTCTGGACGCTAATACTGAATTGGCGTTTAATAAATCTTGATACGTGGAATTTTTTAATAGTTTCATTTGATTTAATTTTTAGTGTTTACAAAGATAATACTTTAATTTGATTGATTAATTATTAATTAATATGTTTTACAACATAATTATGGGGTTAGTCGTAATTTAATTCGATCCAATAAGTCAAAGATGTGAGATAGTGGCGGATTATTTGTCAATTGCTCTTGTGGATAGAATAATTTACACCCATCTTTCATAGTTAGCTCCAACATTGGATTATCGGATGAGCCGGCAATATTGGTGACCTCACCATACATAAAAGTGTGCTTAACTCGTAGTCTCATGACTTAATTAGATGAAATTCGTATTTACCAATACAAAAGGGAACTTTTTGCTTATTCAATATTGCAGCAGCCTTCCGTGTATGCTTGCTTTGAATTGCATTGAATCGAATACAATATCCGTCTTGTCCGAAGACTAAGTTTAAAGTTTCTTTTTTGACTTTCCTTGAAAGTTTTAATTTTAAAATTTCTGTCATATCAGTATCCATAAATTTGTTTGTGTAAATTGTAGATATTTTTAGTTTTAACCTCTACTCCTCTTTTTAGAGCTTCAAAACGCATAGTCCTAAATGGAAAATCAGTGACTATCCAACCATCTCGCTTTATCCTGTCTATCTTCTGTTGTTTTATCATAATCAATTAGTTATGTGTAGTTATTTAAAGTGATAGTTTAATACACTTATTTAAAGATCATTTTATTCTTAGTATAAGTAAATACCCATCTCGGTCTAATCATACCTATTGTCAACATAGACACTAACGCTGCTGAAATTTCTATAAATCCACGAATTATAAATCTGTAATCTGGCTTAAACGTTTTCATTTGTATCTAATTTTAAGTTTTAATTTATCATATCCTTCTCTTATCATTTTTGACCTCATACTTTGCAATAAAGCAAATGGAGCATCATTTTTGAGAATTGTTTCTTTTGGACCTTCTACGAAGACTAATTTTCCGTTATTCATCGGGTATGGATTTAATGATGTCTAGGATTGCTTGGGCGATTTTTCTTTCGTTTTCTGCTTCGTGCGTCCATTTATTAAATAATGATTTTGAATCAAAGCAAGATCCGGCTAATTTACCAAACTCGCAATTATTGCAATTATATTCGCCTGCCTCAAAGTGTCTATCGCAAAATCCACAATTAGCCATTAAGCAGTCTAATTCTTCAGGCAAGTTCGGCTCCCAGCCTCCCGCCTTTACATGTGCTTCCCATTTAATAATAGAAAGTCTTTTTGCTTCTTTTAATGATAGTTGTGTCATAAGTATGGGTTTATTTTAAGTGTATTTATATCAATTGCTTCACCTTTTTTGATTAATCCAGCAATGTCGAAATGCCATTCGATAAGCTTTAAAATATCGCCCAAAAATTCGGTAGGAAAAATAATTCCACTATGAGAATCACCCCAATCAATCCTATTTCCAATTTGTCCATCACAATCAATATCAAACTGCAACCTTTTATATGGTACAAACTTTTCGCCATTATGTTCAATCTCTTTTGTGAGGTCGGAAAGTGAGTGAAGGATAGGTTTACAATTTACAATATCTCCGTAAGGATATTTACTATCGCTTATATAATAAGCATCTCCCATTATTCCGGTAATTGTATTAAAATCAGTCTCTACTTCGCAGTTAATTATTTTCAACTCATAAGGAAAACTCATTGCCATAAATTCTTGTTTCGTCATCCTTCCAGCCCCTTCCATACCTTTTTATAATTATCCTGTATATATCTAATTTCAGCTTCCTGACCGATAGATTTACTGCTAATATATATGATAGCTCCATCCTCACTAATGTCGGCTAAATGATTGCCAAAATTACTAAATACTCGTATTTTCCCAGTTAATGACACATATTTAATAAATTCGAATTTAATATGTTCGGCCTCTGGCTTTTCTTCTTTCAGTGAGTGGGTACAGAATAGTCCTGCGCCAACATTTACAACAATGAACAGAACCAGTAAAATTATAAATAATATAAAGCTAAGTTTATGCAATATAATAAATCCACCTATTACGCATGATGCTATAAGTAGAATTGCGAGAGTAATTTTTAGTGTTTTCATAATGTTTTATTTGTTACGTAATATCCAGTTTTTACCATTGAGATGAGCGCACATTATAGTGCTGCAAAATAACTTATATCCAGTATCATCAAATATGTAAAAATATTCACTATCATCCCGTTTCAAGATCTCGTACTTCTTATTATGGGTAATGTCTGTATATTCTCCTTTCGGTGCAATTGCGAATTTTGGATTTTTCATTTCAATTGATTTTTATAAACAGTTCTTTCGCATTGAGAAATTGCCCAATCCATTTTAGACTCTTCCATTTTATCTACTGCTTCGTTAATCGAAAGCTCTAAATTTAGGTGACAATATATTCTTTTAAACATTAGCTGTTGTGGTTCGGTACACTGAGATAATAAATCTTTTAAGATTTCTTTTTCTGCATTTTTTAGAGTTTCATTCATTTTTAGTTCTTTTTTATTGGTTTCAAATCCTTATTATACTCCCTTGTTCCATAAATCGCTTCAAACAGATCACAAATAGTCTCCCCTCGTACAGTTTCATCCGCACTTTTGGAAGCATAATAAGACGTGGTAGAAGTTCTTACAGACCAGCCATCTGTCCATATCTTTTTAACCATTTCAAACTCACCTCCGACATTTACCGGCTTAACATATTCATTAGCGAACTTGCATATTATTTTATCATCCTTATGACTAATTTTATCTTTCTCGTCTTTCCTGACACCGATCAAAAGCGATTTTACAGCCCCTGTAAGCTCTGCATATATACTGTCCGGTACATTTATATGAAATGGAGTTCTACGCTCCTTAGGATTGGCGGTTATTCGCTCAAGCTTCGCAAATGGGCATTTTCTGAAGTCTATTTCTAAGTTCGGATATTCAGAAGAAATGCAAGCCATCAGATTAGTATAGCCGGAAATGCCTTTTTCTTTTTCCAGCGTATTTAAAAATGTTTCAGCAAATACAAACCACGATGGCTTACTGTTCTCGATATGCCTTAGTAACTCGAATATGTTGTTTTCGTCACATTCTTCTTTAGTCACATATTTAATGTACCTCGACAATGTTTTAATATCTGATGACAAATTTCCGGCCTGAATCATTTGATAAGATAAATAGCCACGGAATAGGGATAATGAATCTTTTAATTTTACTTTCATGTTATTTTTTGAGTTTAATTAAATTCTAAAGTGCAAATGTAATCATTTAGTTTCAATTAAAATGAAATTGATAGTTAAATAATAAAATTATTTTGATTTTAATATGATAAAAAACGACTTTAATATGCTATAAAATGAACTTTGGAACTAATACTGTTAACATAAAATTAAGTAACACGTTTTCTTTTTGGTTAGAAAGCTAATTTTCAGTAGTATTAAAATCATTTTTATTTGTATTAAAATCATTTATTGAGAATAAAACATTAATTAAATTGATAAATAGACTTATTTATCACTTAAAGGTTAATTCAATTAACAGTACTGAATATCAATGAAGTAACATATTTTATACTTTAGATATGTGGCTTATCTTTTTGTGTTATTGAGAGTTAGGTTAGTTATAGATTTTTTCTATAATCTACTCAACATTATAGACGATTAACATTTACCATCTATTCTTCTACATTTATTAACTATACTCTAAATCAAATACTTAAACTAATACTATATACTATATTATATACTATATATATTATAAAAAACTTATACTGTTTATTATATTGTTAGTAATAGAGAAGAGTAGGTTAATAGTTGTAATAATAATGCAAAATATATAGAAAAAATGGGCTGAAAAATAAAATAATATATATATAAATACATAGAGTTTAGTTTTTAGGTTTTTTTTTACCCGTATATATATAAATATGGCTCAAATTACTGTATTATAACCACCTGCAAATAAAACAGCAAAAATACAATCCGTATAGTTGTTATTTTATCACAATGTGTTGATAAGTAGTTAATTAACGTTATCAACTACCAGTTTTATAAATTCAGATTTTTTAAATCCAAAAGCATCGCTCCAGAGTTTTTGTCTGCCATGTATTAATTCATCTGAAAGCAAATCGTTTTTCATTTCTTTTTCAATGAATGTGCACAAACTGTCTAAATGCTCCTTCGGAATAAGCTCCCTATATTCTGCATGTAATGCCCTGAAATCAACGAATAGGATATAAACAGTACCATTGTAAGAAACTATCGGATTAATACATCCACGGGTATTAAAAATAGCATTGTTAATATACGAATACTTTAATTTTGTATATCCCTCTATCCATTTTGATTTTAGTTCTACTGCTTGAGTTAGTCTTTTATAAACTATTGCTATTGCATCCCGATACTTAAAGGGTGTTTTATTGCCAAAAATTTGAATTTTGCCTGAGTTTCTTTTTTGTCGATACTTCAAAGGTTGTATCTCATCGAATCTACACATATAGCAACGCTCTCCGGCAACTTCATAAGGGAACACAAACTTACAATTACCCTGCATAAATGAACGCAATGGAGAGCAGCATATAAAGCCATCCTCAACAAACCAAAGTTTATAACTATTGAATGAGTCATCGGGAGTTGCCAAAGGAGTTTTTATAAAATGTCTGAATTTTAATTCAAACAAGCCAGCTAAAATTTCAATGTGCTTATTGCAGTCTGAATTTTCCTTTTTTGAAAATGCCGTTTGTACTAAATCTGAAATAAAAAACCTTTTAGATTCAAATCCTTTGTAAAGCCAGACCCAACCTTCTGAAGTATCCAATAATTCATCTGTGATAAGGTTTTTAATTTTACCGTAATCACTTACAGAGTAAAGATTTTCGTAATCTGGCATATTTCGCCAGAGTTCGCCTATTTTTTTCATGCTTTTTAAAAATTAAGCCCCCAAATGAAGGAGAGTAGTGCATCTCGCGACAAATGAAGGCTTGTTAATTATGGGTTATATCCGGCACTACTCAGATAAAGAACCAAGATAACGAAAATTTGCGGATAAACATCTAATTATCAATTAAAATAATGAGTTTTTGTTCCATTTTGCTGGCTTTTATTTTTAGTTTGAATTAAATTTCATCAACACCGGCCATTGTTGACCCTTGATAATCCTGTTTGTGTCGAATATAAAGCAGAAATTGCCTACTTGAATATAGTTTGTTTCCATAATTGTTTGGATGTTTATAGATTTTATCTATAAGATTAAACAAGTTCCTGTATTTCAGTCTATTAAAATACAAGATTTAAAGTTCTACTTTAACTCGTTTCACTCATGTACGGTAAATTTCGACGGGTTAAAGTTCAATATAAATACCAAACATATGTAGCGCAACAAATCTATGCCTTATATTCAATCTAAGCATGGTTAAGATGCTTTGTCTGTTCATATAAATGAAATGGTCATCCGCGTGATAAAGCCTGTTAAACTCTTTCTTTGCGACGTTTTCGATATAATCGTAATACTCTGCACTGCCGATAATTAATTTCTTTTTAATATCGGAATTGAGACGTTTAATGTCTCTGTTTAATTCTGAAGTTTTCATTTTAGTCTTCTTATTATAGATTATATTTATAAACAAGTCCGTCAACCGTTAAAACGTGTATGTGTTCGTAATTTTCATACAAAGATATTATTGCGTTATGCACGGTACCTGATTCTACTGTGACAAAGAAATTAGCAAGCTTGCCAATTGCGCCTACTTTTCGGCCATTGAATTGGATTCTGTACGTTTTCATAACTTAGTCTTCTTTAAAATATTTAATAAACTTTTTAATTTTAACAACTGCACACTTAATGAAGTATGCTATAACTATCAATTCGATAGTTATAAAGATGATGCGTTCGAGGGTCATAGTAATACGCTTTTATTTTCATTAAAGAATAGTACAGAGTCATTAATATCAATCTTATGACCTTCTTTGGATCCGTTATCCATGGCGCATAGAACAAACGTCCTATTACCTATGCGCTCCATTGCATCAATCGACATAACTATACCACATTGTAGTTGTATACGTGTGTCGGGCTTAATATCGGTTATGTGGATCATTTAATAGCCTATTAAATGTTTATGTGCAGAACTAACAGAAGTGTACTTCTTATTGCCTACCATTACCATCATACGACCCTTATTCTGATCGCAGGTGTTCATTAGATACTGCACTCTGTATCCGTGTTTGATTAATCGTTGTTCGCGTTTCATAACATTTTAGTTTTTAGTTGTGCAAACATTTGCACTTAGTTAGTAGTACCCAGTTCATTAAGTACTACCATTATTTCTTTGTCCACTTCTACGCATTTCACGTAATGCAGCGACTTGCAAGTAACGACCTGATTAATGCATTTCACATAAGGAAGAATCGTAATCCAATTAGGCATTGCACCTGTGACTTATATAGTCGTTGTTTGTTTTACATCGTAGTCTTTATGTACTGGCATACGATGATTCTGTCTTATATCGACTCGTTTGGCTTTTCATCGGCTTACCATCCCGGATTTGTGAGTACACCTGATCCAACAGGCTGCACCCGGTATTAGTTTAGATAATGAAAGTTACCTGTTAATAGCAATGTTACTACAGTGATTAATACGATTACTATTGCTATAATCCCGGTCAGTTGTTTGGTTGTAAAGAGTTTCATAAGGCGTTTGTTTTAGTTGATTAGTATGATACAAAGATAGTGTATTGATTTGATATACGAAAATTATTTGTGTTAAAAGATTCAATTTAATATGTTAAACTTTTTGTTGATCAACATGTTAGTTTGTTTCTTTCGATATGTAAAGATATCTATATCATTTCAATTGACCAAACATTATTGCATATATTATAGTTAAAGATTGTTAATGATATATTGGTTTGATCCGATTTATCCATACGATCAGACCACGGTACTACCCCTTTTGTTAACATATTTTAACATGCGCTATGCCCCTTAAAAATTTGGGTCAAAAATACAAAAACTTTCTCCTTTAACTGTTTTTAAACATAAAAATAAGCAGTGTAAGTTAACTTGAAGTAATTATCTTTGTATTATGAAAATAGGAATAATTGACGCGGATTTATTGGGAAGACCAAAACATAGATTTCCAAACTTGGCATGTATGAAGATAAGTACATACCATAAGAATAATGGGAATGAGGTTAGATTATTGCTTAGCTATAATGAGGTTCATGAGTATGATAAATTATACATCTCAAAAGTGTTCACCGACACGCCGATTGATGGCTCTCTTTTACAATTACCCAACGTAAAATATGGTGGAACTGGATTCTTCTTTGATAAAGCACCGAACCTACCTGATTATGTTGAGCATTTAATGCCTGATTACTCGCTGTATAATGAGTGGATTATTGGGAAGGATATAAAAGACTATACCGACTCATCAATAGGATTTTTAACTCGTGGATGCTTCCGTAAATGTGCATTTTGTGTAAATAAAAAATACGATCGAGCTTTCATTGCGTCTCCTTTGAGTGAGTTTTTAGATTTAAATAGAAAGACTATATCTCTATGGGACGACAACTTTTTATCGCATCCAAAATGGAGAGAATTATTAGCAGAATTAGTCGCTTCGTGTAAGCCATTCCAGTTCAGACAAGGATTAGATATAAGACTGATTACAGAAGAGAAAGTGGAGCTATTTAGCAAAGTAAAATATGCAGGTGATTATATATTTGCATTTGACCACATTGATGACAGAGAGTTAATAGAGAGTAAATTAAAAATATGGAAGTCAAAAATATCGAAGACCACAAAGTTATACGTGTTCTGCGGATTTGATCGGGATAATAAATGGGATTTAGATTTTTGGAAGCAAGATATAATCGATACGTTTTTAAGGATAAAAATACTAATGGGGTATGGTTGTTTGCCTTATATCATGCGATTTAATAGATACGAGGAATCACCGTATCGTGGAACATATATAAATTTAGCTCGCTGGTGCAATCAGCCTTCAATGTTTAAAAAGAAATCATATAGAGAGTTTGTAAAAGCGAATGGAGCAAATAGCAGCACTAACAAGTATTTTGAAGAAGTAGATTTTGTTGATGAAGAGTTTTACGATATGAAATATGATAGGTAGCTCCCTATCCCTAAATCTCAAAAAATATCCGGCATAAAAATCTAAAATCTTTTCACTATCTTTGCATGTCGATGCTCAAAGAGTAAAGGACGTGGCAGGCTTAAAATAGCTCTAATCGCAATGCCTTAAGTTGCGTTCCCATCCTACGAAGATGGGTTTTTGCTTTAAAACGTGTTGTATAACATATCATAATATTTGGCAATTACAAATTAATTGATTTACTTTGCATAAACAAATATTTATATGGTCAAGCGAGATAAGAGCCGAAAGGGAGTTATTCAAAAACCTAAGTGAATCTATGTAAACGGATTCGTAGCTCAGTAGGTAGAGCGTCTGACTGAAGATCAGAAGGTCAATGGTTCGATTCCATTTGATTCCACAATCCATTGCGGATTAATTGCCTTACTCTAACGGAACTAAAACCGAGAGGCTTATAGAAGGGTGGCGTATCGGAAAGACGATATTAAAAATCAAATACTATGAAAATAACCTACTGCATCGGAGTTGATATTATTGGTCAACCGATTTATATACATCACTTTTTAAAACAGACTAATGAAGGCTAAACTATTGAAAAAGATTCGTAAGAATTTTATTATCAAGCATTGGATTATATGTAAACATAATGCTAATCATCCGAAAGTTGAATTTATAAATGAATGGCATTTTGAGAAGCGTTATTGCCCTAATGTTTTATTTCCATTATATAAAAACGATACGAATTTAAAAGCCTGTATATTATGGGCGATAGACATATTAAATAAATCACTATGAAACCTCACGACAAACTTCAGTCCGACTGCTTTATGTGGATCTGGAATGAAAAACCAGAACTACGCTACCTATGCTTTACTACCCGTAACAACCTAACAATGCAGGAAGGCGATTTGCAATCGAAAATTAAGATGGGTCAAATGAAGGCTATGGGAACTGTAACTGGAAGTACGGATTTAGTGTTTTTCTACTCGGGGCGTATGTACGGGATGGACATTAAAATTGGTCGGGATAAATTATCAAAAGAACAACTCGAATTTATAGCAGCATTAACTCGTCAAGGTGGAGGTGGTTGCGAAATAAGAAGTCTCGAAGCATTCCAATCCGAAATTGACTGCATATTAACCAATGGATGTTTAACATCAGAATTATGAGCGAAGATACTTCAGAACAAGGGATACTGCGAATAATAGAGCCTACACGTAAAACAGTAATGTTAGATGACGTTAGGGAAACATTTTCACGTATGATTGCAGCAGGAGAAGGTATAGAAAAAAGCTATAACACTGCGTACGGAGTGTCTTTGAATGCGCATGATGCAAATAATATGGCAATAACATTATTAGAAAATCAATATGTAGTAGATAGAATCAATCAACTATATAAAGAGCGGATGATAATGCGAAATCTGACGAAGGAATCTATTGTCGTGTCATTAAAAGAAATGTTCGATGTAAGTATCGCTGATTATTTTGATGAGGAGATGCAGTGTCTTAAAAGCTCTGATAGATGGAGTGAATCAATGAAAATTGCTGCTAAAAAAATTGAGTTTGGTAAATTTGGTGTAAAATTTGAACTGTCAGATAAAATGGCGATAGCAGACAAAATGATAAACATGCTCGGGTTCATTAAGCCGGAGCAAAAAGAAATTAGCGATTCAGGACTATCTAAATATACAGACAAGGAACTTGCTGAAATGGCAGGGGTTGAGTTGGATTATCAAGAGGTGAAACAAAGTAAAAAAAATAAATAATATGAATAAATTTATTAGAGTAATGGAAGTTGACGAAGATATGACTGAAAATTAACGACTAAACACTAAATAATATGGACATATCACTCTCACTTGCAAAACTTGCAAAGCAAAAAGGATTTAAACCTATAACAGTTAAATTCTATTCCGATAAGAAAAATGGTTCACGCAACTCAGCAGAACCTAAAAGTTTTAATACCATAGAATCAGATGAGCAATATGGCGAAATGTATGCTTGTACTGATATTGAGGTACTTAAAAAGTGGTTTAAAATTAAGGGGGATAGTGAAGAGGATGTGATTGAGGCGTTGAGTGCAAGTATTGTTGGCTCATCTCCAATTAAAGAGACGCTGTCAGCTGACGTAGTGGTTAATATTCCCGATGAAGAAGAAAATTCTGAAACTGTACCAGAAGAAGAAAATAAATGAGAACGGTTACAGATGCAGCATTAGAAAATGCAAATGAAGTTAAAATGATGTCGTTACATGACAGGGAATTTTTAGCGTTTACAAAAGGCGTAGAATTTGCACAAAGGTGGATTCCGATTGGAGAAGAGTTGCCACCGCTTAACGAATATGTTTTATTTAAGTATTCAGAAGGTGAACATTGCGTAGGGTGTTTAAATGTTTACGGCTACTATTGCAGCCCATACATGCCTAAAGAAAATGACTATGCAAGTATTCATTTACTTAGCGAGGTTACTCATTGGAGACATATAGAAGTCAAATAAATGGAAAAACAGACAATACTCGATAGGCATTCACTCGAAATGAAGGCTGCTGCAAGAATTGAACTTCTTCGCAGGGGTACTAAGGGCGGTGATTTCTGGTCTTATTGTCTGTATTGGGATTATAAGTTTTATTCAAGACGACCTTTTTTAAAAGATATAGCAGTAATTTTACAACGTGTTTATGATTCATATAAGAATGAAGAAGTAATCAGGGTTGCTATCTCACTCCCGCCGCGTTCTGGGAAATCGTACTGTGTATCAATGTTTTGCGCATTTATGTTAGGTCACTTTCCTGATAAAAGTATCATGCGAAATACCTGTACGTCCACGCTATATGAAAAATTAAGCAAGGATGTTAGAGAAATGGTGCAAAGCGATAAGTGGTTCGGTTTATTCGGAGTCCGACTACGCACAAAAGGCGTAAAAACGTGGGCGTTAGAAACTGCAACTCAAAGTAGCTATTTTGGTGGTGGTACAGGTGGAACTATTATCGGTATTGGTGCATCCATGCTTGATATATCGGATGACCTTTATAGAGGTATCACAGATGCCCTAAGCGAGTCCGTAAATCAAAAGACAATAGAATGGTCAGAGTCAGCAAGGGGTTCTCGTGTAGAGCGTGGCTGTTGCCAAATTGATGTAGGTACACGCTGGAGAACAAATGATATTATAGGCATCAATGAAGCTCGTGGCGATTATAAAAAAGAGAATATCATTAAGGTGTCGGCTCTCACTAAAAAGAATAAATCATTTTGTGAAGATGTTCAAAGTACCGAGCACTACCTTGATGTAAAAAATAAAATTGCTGAGCCGATTTGGTTTGCAGAATATCAGCAAGAACCGATTGATATTAAAGGTAGATTATTTGACCACGACGACTTAAAATGGTATGATGGCAAACTTCCGATTGATTCAATGGATTCAAATTTAGGTGTGTGTGACGTTGCAGATGAAGGACATGATTATTTATCTGCTCCTTTTGCAAAGAAATACGGAGATTTGTATTATATTTACGACTGGATTTTTACAGACCAACCAGTTGAGGTTACATCCCCATTATTAAAGGGTGTATTGGATGAAAATAACGTTAACCTAATGCGATTTGAAAGTAATAACGGTGGACGTATATTTGCATTAGAAATTGCAAAAGATGTAGAAACGAATGTTACATGGCAGTTTACCACATCAAATAAAGAAACACGTATCTTTACCGATAGCGCATGGATTAAGAATCATTGCGTATTTAGAAATGATGTAAAGCCGGGAAGCCAGTATGATAGAGCACTACAACAACTACTTACCTATTTGGCAAAAGTAGAAAAGCAAAAAGACGATGCTCCTGATTCATTAAGTATGCTAAGAAGATTTACCGACGAGATGGGATTTAATAATAAAACTGTCGAGTCAAAAAGTGGTAGGAGTAATTGGGAGAGTATCGAGATTGGGATTAATCAGATAAATATATAAAAGTATGACATCAAGTGAATGGCTACAACTAATGCAAAAAGCATCTGACTTTCCAAATGGGATGGAAAAGCTCATTTTAAAGTACGGAGAGATTCTTATGAAAGAAAAGGGAAAATGGAATAATGTACAATCATGTGGACTACCACAACCTGACACCGATTGTATAGTGAAGTATTTGATAATTGGAGATACGTTTGATTACACAACATTAGAATTATCAGATGATGAAGTCTGGCACTGGAGAGGTGAAGATTGGGACGTGAAAAAATATCCAGTTATTGAATGGAAATATATTGAAACAATTAACACTAAATAAACATGGAAGTTGAAAACATTGGATTACCTCCAGTATTCCCCGATCATTTAGACATAGAGCAAATAAAAACTCTATCCTTTTCAGAACAGTTAACCATTCTACGCAAGAACTGTAACCGTATTGCCTATGGTCAAATTGCGAGGGATATTCGTTTCTATGAAAATCATCACCCGATACATATAGACCAAGACAAGGAGGACTATTATGTGATGGAAGATGTCGAAGCTCCTGATGGCAAAATCGAAAAAAAATCAGTCAAAGTTCGCCAAACAAAACTTGCACTACCATATCCGCAGCAAATAGTCGCTAACATGGTGGCTTTTCTTTATGGAAACGACATTGATTTAGTATTGAATGGTAATCGTAATGACCAAAATATTCAGGATGCGTTTGCTAAGTTTACCGATATTTGGAACAAAGATTTACGCATGATGTCGCTGATTAAAAAGGCAACAAGAATGTGTGGAATTGAGACAAGGTCGGCTATTCAGTTTATGTATGATGGCGTTAGTTTAAGGGGAAAGGTGCTGTCTTTTAAAGATGGATATAAGATTTATAGGCATCGGGATGATGCAAATAAAATTGATGCTGTTACGATTGAATATAAGCGTGATAAGATAGTAGAAGGAGTATTACGAATGAATGTACCAACTATTGAAATTTGGACTGATTTAGGGGTTGATAGATACGAAGGGGTTACTTTTATTGAGCATATCGACAACCCAATGCAGACTAAAAAACTATTGTTCGCTTATCTCGAACAAGATGCTT